TTTATCTGACCTTAAAAGATGCTTAAATACTACGTTAGTCTTTATTCTCAATTATTTCAATTTGAAAGTTTGTAGGCATTCCATCTGCTCCAGTTATTTCTTGTCGCTCAACGTATCCCCTTTTCTTACCTTTTGTTTTTAGATAAAAAATCATTTCAGATGTTTTTCCATCCTTTATGTTTTCGAATAGTTTACTTTCTACAAAGTCCAAAGCAATGTTTTGAATATCTTCTACTCTTTCAGCAAAAACCTCATCCTCTTTCATCCACCCATAAAACGTAGTTCTACCTACTCCTACTATCTTACAAGCAGTTGTAACAACTCCTAAAGATTTTTCTAACGCTTCTATGATTGCTTTTTTATGTTGTTCGGTTTTGTTCATTTTTTTTAATTTATGTTTGGTAATCCATACTCATCAAACTCAATATTTAAATTCATAGGTATTCCGCAATCCTCTCCTTCACATATAAAATTGTCCTTCGGATTATCATATCCACAATTGTTGCACTTATTCATTTTAAACTCCTTTAATTGGTACTTTCATTATCGGATTAAAGTCAAAACTTCTCTTACTTCCTTTATCCCTTTTTATTATATCCTTTCCCCATTTTTTTTGTAATGCGAAAAATTGTTGTTTCTCTTTTTTCAAACTTCTCATATTAGAACACCCACCTGCTTGTTCCGATTGTTTAACATCATAATTAGCATAATTAACTCTCAAACATCCACCATATTTTTTTATGTTCTGTAAAGTAAAATCATAATCTTCTTTTAATGGTAAATCTTCATCATATCGGAGTTTGCTTCCTTTTAGATGTGCGTGAAAAGGACAACCGATAAAATTTATAAAACTAAAGGGATGGTATTCTTTATAATTTCCTTTATCTGGGTTTGTATTTAACCCCCATAATTTAAAATCCAACTCATCACAAACTACGCTCATATTAGAACAGAAATCTATTAATTCATTTTGTGTAAATTTAGAATTTGTTTGTTCTTCCCATCTTCCAATAAATCTGCAATCATCGTCCACAATAACTAAACAATCTGTTTCTTCGTCAAATAAATTATCTAAAATCCAATTACGAACCCTACTTACATTTCCTTGTGCATTATCTGGGCAAACTATTATATCATTTCCATTAGCAATATATTCTTCTGCTTCTGCTTCTCTTACAACTAACTTAATATTAGGATAATTTATCTGTGTAATACTTTTCTCTGGTCTTTTATAACTCGGTGCTACTATCTTAATTCTCATTCATCAACTTGTTTATAGCGTCTGTGCCATTTAATACTCTACCTATTCCTTTGTTCCACGCTTTACCATTAGAACGCTTACTTGTTTCTGTCTGTAATCCGAAAACTGTTTTAGCTTGAAGCCAATCAATATCTGTTTCAAACTTTAATACAAGGTAATTGCTATTCCTATCTAATTCAGTTGCAAATATATTTTCTGTATCGATATTTTCTGGGTTATTCATTTCTTCAATATCCTCATCTGTAAGCACAACCTCAAGCCCCCAGTCCCCAAGTTCTTGCCTATCCCATTCATTTGCTAATGCATCCCAATTCCATTCTCCAAAACCTACATTGTCTTTTACAATAAACTCTTTCTGCTGCTTTTCAGTAAGGTTTTCTGCTTTTAATACCCAAACTTCTTTAAGTCCTGCTTCCTTACACGCTTTTAAACGCATATTTCCACCAAGCACAACCATATCCTTATTTACTACAATAGGTCTTAATTTAAGCATTTCTGGAAACTCTTTTATTGACTTTACCAGTTTCTTAAATTTGTTATCTTTAATAAAACGAGGATTATCCTCATTGTTTTTTACTTCTTGTATATTTACTAATTCCATACTTATATATAGTTAAATGTTAATTATTTTAAAAAACGTTGTTTTCATTAATCTAATTTTAAAAAGTCAGCAGATGCGTGTTTCATAAACCAATCCTTGTTGTCTATGTATTTATCTATTATTGCATCAACCATTACAAGTTCATCAATATCTGAATTCTTTATCTTATCTATTAACGCAGTAATCTTTCTCAATACGTTTGTGGTCATCTCTTGGTTATTTAGGTAAACTATATTGTAATCATCTTGTACATACTCCTCTAACATATTTAGAAACTTGTTACCTTGATTTTTTATATTCTGTTTGTATTTGTTAGTTCCTTGTAAATCTTCTATTGCTTCAATAGTTAGTTGCCCTAATAATACTACTTTTAAATAATCTAATTGTTTATCGTTTTTCATTTTAATATCGTTTCTTTTTTTTCCTTGTTTTTTGTAAATCTACTTTAGCTAAATCTATCCAACCAGTCAATGAATTTAATTTATGGTTGTTAATGTTATCTCTAACAAATTTATATTGTTTGTCTTTGAATTCTCTTAATGTTTCTTTCATTATGCAAAATCCTTTTCTTTTTCAATTAATTCTTCTACTCTATCTAAACATCTTCCAATAGTATCAAACTGTAACTCGTTTCTTCTATTTACTTTTTGTTTTTGTTCTTCTGTTAAGTTATTTAAATTATTGTAAACATCTTCAAGTTTTGGCAGCATCCTTAACACTTCCGTTTTTTGTTCTAATTGTTCAGATAGTTGTTTTGTTTTTTCTTGCAAGTAAGCTACTGTATCTCTTGGCATCTCATCTACTAAATTAAAGTGCTTTAATGCTTCCGCAATAACCTCCTTATCTAAATAGTTAGATGTTACCTTAACTGCATAAATTACAGTTGCGTGGTCTTTATTTAAAAAATCTCCTATGCATTGGTAAGTAAAGTTTGTTTTTTTTCTTACAATAAAACAGAACAATGCTCTACCATCTGAATATGCTCTTTTCCTTGTTTTTTCTTTTATATCAATTCCATATACACCATTGACATAATTATAAATCTCATCTAAAATTCCCATCTTAATTTGTTCTTAATTTTAATAAATTATAGCACTCTATGTACCTTTGTTTTGCTTTTCCTTTGTGTACCTCTTTGAAAAGTTGATACATCTTTTTTGTATATTGGTAATGACTATCACAATCAACTAAATACTTTTCCGCAAACTTCTTACCCTTACCTTTAAAATAGTTTACATTGTCAGCAGTATCTCCTATAATCATTTGCTCATAGAAATTATACAATGCTTCATCTTCTGTAATGTCATATACTACTTTATGTTTGTAATGGTAGTTATACATTAAGCAAGGAAACTGCTTGTAATCTTTATCTATTGAGACAATCATAACCTCATCCCTACCAAATTGTTTTGATAAATCATACCAGTACCTTGCAACCATATCATCCGTTTCAATACCATACCCATAAATAGAATTGTGTTTCTCTTTAACGTATGCGTGTACCTCATTTAATAATGGTGGCTTCTGTTGGTTTGTTCTATTGGCTTTATATTTCTTTGTTATTAGTTTTCTAAAGTTACCTAAAGAACCACTAAATATAAGAACCTTATCAACCTCATAGTGTTCCTCCAAATCATTTACAATACCCATAAGCTGCTCATCAAACTTATCAGTTGCATCTAATAGATTTGTGTAGTATGGGCTATCATCTGGTGTTTCTCTTTTCCTATAACAACTTGCAAAAATCAAGCTATCAGCATCTACAAGTAAAATCATTATTCGTAAAATTTATTTTTGTCCTTAAAAATTCTTTCCCCAACCCACATAAATACTCGGGCAACTACTATCCATAAAATTATTGATATAAATATTTTCATTGTCTTTTTTTTATAACATTGATGCTTTATGGCAATCCCAACTACAATAGCCATATTCTCTCTCTATTGGTGTACCACATTCAAGGCAATCAAATTGTTTGTCATCTTTACTTAAATGTTCATCTAATTCATTGTCAAATCTTTCCATATCTATTTGCTTTGTCTTATTAATTCTATTTCTCTGTTCAAGTAATCTTGTGCTTTTAAAAGGTCTTGCAACTCATCTTTCTTTTTACCTGCTCGTATAACATATTTTATTATGTTACCTCTACAAAAGTTTATGTTATAATCATTAATAACATCGATAACATCGTATGAGTTTCCATTGTCGTAATGTGGTTGTGTGCTTCTCATTATACACTAAATATTAAAGTTGATACTGTCCTTGTTACAAAGTAACCTAAAATAATAATTAAGGATATCATACAAATCTTATTTGTTTGTTTTCCTAACCTTGCTGCTTTACTTAAATCTTTCATCTTTTATGTTTTTAATTATACCGCAATATAAAACAAATATTTGGATTATAAACAATTTTTGTTAATTATTTTGAGAATTATTTAAATTAATCATTACCGCCTTACTTTCTTCAAGTAGGTAACAAGGTTTTAAAACTTTCTTATTGCCCCACATTGTAGTTTCTGGG